GGGAATATCTTGGTATATCATATGATAACCGAGTAAACAGAATAACCTATGAGGAGGTTGTTGATGATACAAGACCTATACAAACAAAAAAGGTCCTTGGAGTTGAAGTGGGAACAGGAGCATCTGTCTAATGGTAGATACACTCTTGAAATGGTCAGAATCGATGACAAAGTTAAACAAGTCATTACTGACATTAAGCTTGAAGAAGCTAAAATTGCTCACAGGCAAAATACTATTGAAGGTGCCGCTCCACAAGTTTCTGTAGCTACTTAATCAAAAGCTACATCGCTGAAATGCATAAATACCGTAGGCTCTCTTGCACTCTACTAAAAAATAACATATAATATCTTTACTATACATTAAATTGAATATCGACGCGTATAGTCGACGGCCTAGAGACGATATTCAAATAACTAGGAGGATAACACTATGGCAAACACTACGTTTTCAGGACCAGTCATTTCTAAAAATGGCTTTACAAGTACAGGTCCTGGTATGACTGTTAGCTTAACAGCTGACACAACATTAACAGTTGCTGCACATGCGGGTAGAATTTTACTTTGCAATGATGCTGACGGTAAATTTACTTTACCTTCAATCAATGTAAATGCAAATGGCGCATCAGCAGGTGATAATGACTTTAATAATCTAAATAATATCGGTGCAACTTTCACATTTTTTGTTGAAACAGCTGCAACTGATATGGACATCTTAACTGATGGTACTGATAAATTTAAAGGTGCTATCATGATTGGTGTTGACGATGGTTCGAAAAAAGCTTTCGTACCAGGTGCATCTAACGATGTTATTACTATGAATGGTTCTACAAAAGGTGGAATCGTTGGTAGTGTAGTATCTTTCACAGCGATTGATACTGCTACATACATGGTTCATAATTCTTTATTAATTGGATCAGGTACAATAGTAACACCATTCGCAGACGCGTAATAAATTAACTCGGGGCGCCTGGTAATGCAGGCGTCCTTTAAAAGGAGGACAAAAACATGGCAGACACAGTATTAAATACAACTGTATTTGACGGAGCAAAAAAACTAATCACACACTACAACGTAGTTTCTGATAATTCAGGGAGCACAACTAAAATTGTTGATGTTTCTGAATTAACAAAAAGCCCAGCAGGAAAAAGTTGCCTAACTGTAAGATTAAATAAAGTTAGTTGTAACGTTTCAGTAACTGCACCAGCAGATGCATTACGTATGCAATGGGATGCAACGACTGATGTTGTATTTCAAAGTTTAAATGGTGAAATGGAATATGATTACTCTGATTTTGGTGGTTTAAAAAACACTAAAGCTAGTGGTTATACTGGAGATGTAAACATAGTTTTACCAGCTTGTACAGCAGGAGATACCGGAACAGTTGTTTGTGAGTGGATTAAAGTTTACGAATAGGATTTTAAATGGCTAATACTACTTCGGGAACTACAACGTTCGACAAAACTTTTTCTATTGAAGAGATAATAGAAGATGCTTTTGAACGTATTGGACTAAATTCTGTAGCGGGTTATCAATTAAAATCTGCTAGAAGATCTCTTAATATTCTATTTCAAGAATGGGGTAATAGAGGTATTCACTATTGGGAAATAGACGAAACTAATCTTGATTTAATTCAAGGTCAGTCAGACTATGATTTTTTTAGAGCTAGTAGTGATGGAACTTCTGCAACGACTACACCTACTAATGGAATCTATGGCATGTCCGATGTTCTTGAAGCACAATTAAGAAATAATAGAACTCAAACTACTCAATCAGACTCACCGATGACAAAAGTAGATAGATCTACTTATGCAGGTTTTTCTAATAAACTTTCACAAGGTACACCTAATCAATATTGGGTAGAAAGATTTATTGATAAAGTTAGAATACATGTTTACCCAACACCAGATTCTACAAATGCATCTAAAGACCTACATTTTTATTATATAAAAAGAATACAAGATGTGGGTGATTATACAAATGCAACAGATGTACCATTTAGATTTGTACCTTGTATGACAGCTGGACTTGCTTTTTATTTATCACAAAAATATGCACCACAACTAGCTCAACAAATGAAATTATATTATGAAGACGAATTACAAAGAGCACTTGCAGAAGATGGTTCAGCTTCAAGTACACATATAACACCAAAAGCTTATTACCCAGGAACATAATGTCAAAGTATGCAACAGGAAAACATGCAAAAGCAATATCAGACAGGTCTGGTATGGAGTTTCCATATAGAGAAATGGTTAGAGAATGGAATGGTTCATTTGTTCACTACACAGAGTTTGAACCAAAACAACCTCAATTAGAACCAAAACCAGCAGGTGGAGATGGTATTGCATTATTACAAGTAAGACCAGATAGAACAGAACCAATTACAACTGTAATGATAGCACAAGATGGTTTTGAAACATATGCTGCAGGATCAGGAATTATAAATGTATTTTCACCTGGACACGGTTTAACAAATGGAACAACATATTTATTTAGAGGACCCCCAACAATTTCACCAGGAACAGGCACAGCAAGTAATCCTGTTTTTGCTTACGCAACAATTCCTAATTTTGATGGGATAACAGGTGCACAAATAGGTCAAGGTTCAGGATATGCTGTTACAACAGGAAAATATATTCCCGATACAGGAGACGGAAATCCAGGAAGAGGTACATCTGATTATTTTGTTTCAAATTTCTTCTTCTTTACAGTTAATTCAGATACTGCTACAAGTGGTAATATAAAAGGAGGAGGTTATGGTTGTTCAATAGGACCCATAACAATAGAAGCATGATAAATAAAATTTGGAATTGGATAAAAAATATATTTAAACCTGAAAAACAGGACCCACATCTTACTTTGTATGAAGAAGTTAAAAAAAATTTTTGTGATGAACACAATAAATATAAACACCGTTGTCCTAAATGTAGAGAATTAGCAGGAGTAGCATAATGGCTGGATTAAGTGCATCAGGATTAAAAACACAAATTAGAAGTTATACCGAAACAGATTCTAATGTTTTATCAGACTCTGTTTTAGAAAATATAATATTAAATGCACAATATAGAATTTTTAGAGATGTACCAATTGATGCTGATAGAAAGCAACAATCAGGTAATTTGGTGACAGGACAAGAAACTATTAATGCTCCAGCAGGAGCTGTCTTTATAAGAGGTATCCAAGTCTATGATTCTACATCAGAAATTACAGGACCTAATGTTTGGTTAGAAAAAAAAGACATAACTTATTTACAAGAATATGTATCTTCAACAGCATCAACTAAAAGGGGCCAACCTAAATATTATGCTATGTTTGGTGGTGGAACTGGTGAGTCTGACACAACATCTGGAAGAATGATGTTTGCTCCTGTCCCTGATACAACATACAAATTTAGAGTTCACTACAATGCTGCACCGGCTTTATTAGAAAATAATGATACGAATTATATTAGTCTAAACTTTCCAAATGGACTATTATATTGTTGTCTATCAGAGGCATATGGATTTTTAAAAGGTCCAATTGATATGTTGACACTATACGAAAATAAGTATAAACAAGAGGTACAAAAGTTTGCTAATGAGCAAGTTGGTAGAAGACGAAGAGACGACTACACAGACGGCGCAGTTAGAATACCAGTAACCTCGGCAAACCCATAGGAGAAAAATTATGGCAATAACATCGGCAGTATGTACAAGTTTTAAAGTTGAACTTTTAAAAGGAGTTCACAATTTTACAGCTACAACAGGAAACACATTCAAAATAGCTTTATATACAAGTTCTGCAACTTTAGGAGCTTCTACAACAGCTTACAGCGCAACAAACGAAATTTCAAATACATCTGGAACTGCTTACACAGCAGCTGGAGCAACTCTTACAAGTGTTACTCCTGTAGCATCAAGCACAACAGCAGTTTGTGATTTTGCAGATGTTAGTTATACAGATGCTACATTCACAGCTAATGGTGCTTTAATTTACAATGACTCTGCTTCAGGTGATCCAGCATGTGCAGTAATTGCATTTGGTTCTGATAAAACTGTAACAAGTGGAACTTTCACAATTCAATTCCCAACAGCAGACGCAACTAACGCAATCATAAGAATAGCATAGGAGGTAAACTCTTATGTCTACTACGACATTTACAGTTACCGTAGTAAGTACAGATGATGGTAATAAATATTTTATTGATGGTGTAAGACAAGACACTCTTTTCTTTTCAAAAACTGGAACATATAAATTTGATCAATCTGATTCTTCAAACTCATCTCATCCTTTAAGACTTTCAACTACATTCAACGGAACTCATTCTGGAGGAAGCGAATATACTACGGGAGTTACAACTAATGGAACACCTGGAAGTGCAGGAGCTTATACTCAAATTGAAGTAGCTTCTGACGCTCCTGATAATTTATATTATTATTGTTCAAATCACTCTTTAATGGGCGGTTCTGTTTTTATAGGCACAAGTACATGGGGTAATAATACTTGGAATGCAAACTCATGGCAGTCTGGTGTAGCTTTAGCTTCTTTAACCGGAGTATCTGCGACAGCAAGTGTTGGAGCACCAGATGTTTTTCCTGAACAAGGATGGGGATCTGATACTTGGGGTTTTGAAAACTGGGGAGAGAGTGCTTTAACTGTAGTTGTAGATATGAGTGGAGTCTCTGCAACTTCTGCAGTTGGTTCTGTAACCGTATCAGCGGAAATAAATTCAGGTTGGGGAAGACAAGCTTGGAATGCTAACGCTTGGGGTATTCAGGGAACTATATTACTTGATGGTCAACAAGCAACTGCAAGTGTTGGTTCACCAACAGTTGGAGACATAATAGGATTAACCGGAGTATCTGCGACAGCAAGTGTTGGAGCTCCTGACATTATTGGAGATATAACACAAACGCTAACTGGAGTTTCTGCAACTTCTGCAGTAGGAACATTATCTGCAGCAGATGTAATGGGACTAACAGGAGTTTCTGCAACTGTTTCTGTCGGAGCGTTAACTCCAGCAGATGTAATGGGATTAACAGGAGTATCTGCAACAGTAAGTCTTGGTGATGCAACTGTTTCATCAAACCCTATTGTTGTACCAACAGGAGTTTCTGCAACTGTTTCTGTCGGAGCATTAGCACCAGCAGATGTAATGGGATTAACAGGAGTATCCATGACTTCTTCTGTTGGTTCTTTATCACCTTCAGATGTCATGGGATTAACAGGACAATCAGCTACTGCTTCTGTTGCTGAATTTGGAACTTCTTCAGGTTTTGGTATTCAAGCATATCAAGCTATTGACACAGGTTCAAATACATCGTATACAGACGTAGCAGCATAAGTTTAGGAGAAAAAATATGGCATCAACTTATACACCCCTAGGGATAGAACTTCAGGCAACTGGTGAAAACGCCGGTACATGGGGAACAAAAACTAATACGAATTTACAAATTATCGAACAAATTTCAGGTGGCTATACAACACAATCAATAGCTGGTGGTGCACAAACTACAGCTTTATCAGTTTCTGACGGATCAACTGGAGCAACTTTATCTCACAGAATGATTGAGTTTACAGGAACTATTTCAGGAAATCAGATCGTAACAATTCCACTAGATGTACAAACTTTTTATTTTTTAAGAAATTCAACATCTGGATCACACACTGTACAATTTAAATATGCTTCTGGATCAGGAGATAGTTTTACTTTTGCAGCAGGAAACAAAGGCGATGCTCTTGTATTTGCAACTGGAAATGATGGAACTAATCCAGATATAGATACTTTACCAGCTGGTGATGTAACACTTACTGGAACTGAAACTTTAACTAATAAAACTTTAACTTCACCAAAAATTGGTACATCTATTTTAGATACTAACGGAAATGAATTAGCTTTACTTACAGCTACAAGTTCTGCAGTAAATGAATTTACAGTTGCTAACGCTGCAACAGGTGCGGGACCAACTCTTTCATCTACAGGTGATGATTCAAATATAGATATTAACATAACTCCAAAAGGAACTGGAGATGTTGTTCTTGCAGGTGACACTGTAAAAGTTGGAGACAGTGGTGCAGCAGCTACTTTAACTTCAAATGGAGCAGGTACACTTACAGTAACAACAGGTGGAGCAACTGACCTAGTTTTAAATACAAACAGTGGAACTAGTTCAGGATCAATTACAATTACTGATGGAGCAGATGGAAATATTAACATTGCACCAAATGGAACTGGTGTTGTTCAAGCTGGTGGTTCAGCAGTAAAAGTAGCAGGTAAGGAAACTATTTGGGTTCCAGCAGTTGCTATGTACCCTAACTCTACAAATGGTTGTGCAGATTTAGCACAAGTTGAGTTAGCAAATGGTCCAGAAATTAAAACTTTAGATTTTGACAAAGATGCAGACGAGTTTGCACAGTTTGCTGTAGCATTTCCTAAATCATGGAATGAAGGTACAGTAACTTTTCAAGCTTTCTTTACAGCAGATACTACAAACACAGGAACAACAGCATGGGGTTTATCTGGTGTAGCTATTTCTGATGATGATTCTTGCAACACAGCTTTTGGAACACAAGTTGTTGCAACTGCAAAAGCTATGAGTGGAACAGCAAACGATTTAGCAGTAGCTGCTGAAAGTGGAGCAGTGACTATTGCAGGATCACCTGCAGCAGGAGATGAAGTATTTTTTCAAATTTCAAGAGATGTGTCAGCAGATAGTTTAACAGCAGATGCAAAACTATTAGGTATTAAATTATTCTTTACTACTGACGCTGCTAACGACGCATAATAGGAATAGAGTATGAAAAGAATAGACCCTAAACTTACAGCTAGTAAGAACACAAAAACTATACAAAATAGAAAAGGTAAAAACTTTGGATATCAAGTTTTAGGATTTGGATCTGGAGGAGCTTTAGGACCTTTAATAATTGATTATCTTGTAGTTGGTGGTGGCGGAGGTGGTGCTTCCGGAAACCCAGGCCAAGGTGGCGGGGGTGGAGGCGGAGGCTTTCGTCAATTTTCAAGCACAGAAGTCGAAAGAGGATCTTCAGGAGCTGTCACCGTAGGTAGCGGTGGAAGTGGAGGAAACTCTAATGGTTCTAAAGGTGGAAATAGTAGTATAGTAGTTGGAGGAACAACTTATACATCAACTGGAGGTGGCCAAGGTGGAGGTTATTCTGGTAGATCTGGAGGAGCTGGAGGATCTGGCGGAGGCGGAGGCCAAGGCGGAGGATCTGGAGGATCTGGTAACCAAGGAGGTTATTCTCCATCCGAAGGAAATAACGGAGGTGGAAACCCTGGAGGAGAAGCTGCCGGAGGCGGTGGTGGAGCAAATCAATCAGGTTCAAATAATAGTGGTGAAAATGGTGGACCAGGCGGTGATGGTAGCGCTTGGGTAGATGGAGTAACATACGCTGGAGGCGGAGGTGGATCTTCTCGTTCTGGTGGTAATACACGTGCGCAAGGTGGAACTGGCGGCGGAGGTAATGGACAATTTCAAAATAGTGGAATGCAAAATGGTACTGACGGTCTCGGTGGAGGCGGTGGAGGATCTGGAGAAGGTGGTGGAAATGGAAGAACTGGAGGATCTGGAGTAGTAATAGTTCGTTATGCAGGGGGAACTCAAGGATCAGGAGGAACTATAACAAGTTCAGGTGGTTTTACGTTTCATACGTTTACATCATCAGGAACGTTTTCGGTAAATTAATATGACTAGATATTGGGCAAAAGTAGAAGGTGGAATTGTAAGAAACGTCATAGTGGCGGAACAGGATTTTATAGATTCTCATCCGGCATTTGGAGGATCATTTGTTGAAACTTTTAAAGATGGAAGTCAAAGAAAAAATTATGCTGGTATAGGTATGGAGTATGACTCTGTAAGAGATGCTTTTATACCAGAAAAACCTTTTCCAAGTTGGACACTTAATGAAACAACTTGTGATTGGGACCCGCCAATAGCAATGCCAGATGATGGAAAATATTATAAATGGAATGAAGATACAGGAGCTTGGGAGGAATAAAATAATTTAAGAAAGATATATGAATTTAAGGGAATTATTTCCAACAGTAATTGGTTTTGAAGAAAACAAAAATCACCATAAAGAAAAACATTTAATTAAACATTGTAAAAAAATTAAATCAAATATCGGAATGGGTGGTTTAAATTGGTCAAGTGGTGTTTATAATACATCAGGGACTTATCCTATCCATATGGATAAAGAGTTTGATAACTTAAATTCTTGGATTTTTGCTCAAGTTTATAATTATATAGCAGCTATTGGTTTTTTAAATTGTAATATTTCAGTATCCTCTAGTTGGTTTAATTTTTATAAACAATATGATTATCAAGAAATGCATAATCATTTACCTGATCATGATGATATATCAGCAGTTTATTTTTTAAAAAGTCCTAAAGGTTCTGGAAATTTAGTTTTTAATAGTCATGAGCCAGTAGGTAAAAATATTTTTAATCAAGATAATCCTTATACTTGGAAGACTTTTGAAGTTCCTCCAAAAGAAGGTTTACTTGTAATATTTAAATCTAATATGTTTCATCAAGTAAAACAAAACAAATCTAAAGATACTAGAATATCTTTTGCATATAATTTTAAAATAAAAGAAAACAGATGAGTATTTCTTTTGAAAAAGACACAGTGCCTTTTTATGTAAACGTTGATAGACTTTTTACAGAAAATGAATGTGATGAAATTGTAAATATGTGTATGAAAGAAAAACTTCAAAACGGTCTTGTAAAAGAATTAGAAACAGTAAAATCTTATAGAGATAGTAAAGTAAAATGGATATCATATAATACAAAAACCACAGGTTGGATTTTTAATAAATTAAGTAAATGTATTCTAGATGTAAATAATAAATGGTTTAATTTTGATATATCTGGATTTAGTGACAACTTGCAATTTACACATTATAAAGCACCACATGGTAAATACAAAAAACATGTTGATAAAAGATATGAAAAAGTAATTAGAAAACTATCTTTTAGTGTACAATTATCTGATTCTAAAGACTACAAAGGAGGAAACTTGGTTTTATTCGATGGTTCAAAAGGAACTGTGTTAGATAAAACCAAAGGAAGTTTGTTTTGTTTTCCTAGTTATACTTTACACGAAGTGACCAAAGTCTCAAAAGGAGAGAGAAACTCTCTTGTTGGCTGGATCACAGGTAAAAATTTTAGGTAGTAAAACAACAAAAATCCTATATAATTAATAAGCTATGCTTCAAAAAATTGGATTTCAACCTGGTATAAATAAACAAATATCTGAAACTACGGCCGAAGGTCAGTGGACAGATTGTGATAATGTTAGATTTCGTTATGGTATTCCTGAAAAAATAGGTGGTTGGAATCAGTTAGGAACAGAAAACGAAAATGAACTTACAGGAGCTGGCAGAGGTCTACATCATTTTGTAAATAGTTTATCTAGAAAATATGCTATTATAGGAACTAATAGAATACTGTACGCTTTTTCTGGTGGTGTATTTTATGACATACACCCTATACAATCTACAACTACTCTTACAAATGCTTTTAGCACAACTAACGGATCACCTACTGTCACAATAACATATTCATCAGCCCATAATTTAGTTCCTGGTGATATACTTTTAATGAGTAGTTTTTCAACAATTACAAATTCAAATTATAGTGCATCAGATTTTGATGATAAAAAATTTATGGTTTCAAGCACACCAACCAATACTACAGCAACAATAACTATGACGTCCAATGAATCTGGTTCAGGAGCAACTACTTCTGGAGGAATAACAATACAGAAATATTATACTGTTGGACCTGCTGTACAAGCAAAAGGTTTTGGATGGGGTTTAGGATCATGGAGTGGAGAAGACACTTCTGCAGTTTCTACAACTTTAGACGGTGGTATCAATGATTCTGTAACAAGTATAACTGTGGCAGACGCATCACAGTTTTTATCTTCTGGTACAAACTTTGCAATCATAGGAAGTGAAGAAATATCTTACACTGGAATTAGTAGTAATACTTTAACAGGTGTAACTAGAGGAGTAGCAGGGACAACAGCTGCATCTCATAGTGATGGTGCAACTATAACTTTTTCAACTAATTATGTTGCATGGGGTGAAGCGGCATCTGGAGATTTAGTATTAGAGCCTGGTATGTGGTCTATAGATAATTTTGGTGACAAAGCCATTTGTTTAATTCACGATGGTGCGTGTTTTGAGTGGGATTCTTCTCTATCAAATGCAACGTCAACAAGAGCTACAATAATATCTGGTGCACCAACTGCATCACGTCACATGGTTGTATCTACACCAGATCGTCACTTGGTATTTTATGGAACTGAAACAACTATTGGAGACACATCTACACAAGATGATATGTTTATAAGATTTTCGGATCAAGAAGATATTAATACTTACATACCTACAGCAACCAATACAGCTGGCACACAGAGATTGGCCGACGGATCACAGATCAGAGGAGCAATTAGAGGTAGAGATGCAATTTATGTTTGGACCGATACCGCATTGTTCACTCAACGTTTTGTTGGACAACCATTTACCTTTGCGTTTGCACAGGTTGGAACTAACTGTGGACTCGTTGGACAAAATGCATGTGTAGAAGTTGATGGTGCTGCATACTGGATGTCAGAAAATGGTTTTTTTAGATACGCTGGTAAATTGGAATCATTACCTTGTTTAGTAGAGGATCATGTTTACGATGATATAAATTTAGACTCTGGTAATCAGATGGTATCCGCAGGATTAAATAATTTATTTGGTGAAGTGATGTGGTTTTATCCATCATCAACATCATCAGTTGTAAACAAAATGGTTGCATATAATTACTTTGACTCATCACCACAAAGACCTGTTTGGACAGTAGGCACACTAGCAAGAACAATGTGGAGAGATTCCGCTGTATTTGGTTTACCACATGCTTTAGAATATGATGCAGAAACAGATACATCGTTTGATGTAATAGGCAACACTGAAGGACGAACAACATATTATGAACACGAAACAGGAACTGATCAAAACAAAAATGGAACTATAACAGCGATTACATCTAATATTTCTTCTGGAGATTATGACATTACACAGCAAAGATCGGCTCAAGGAACACAAACAGGTGTTGCAACATTTAAAGGAGATGGTGAATTTTTAATGAGAATAAAAAGATTTGTACCAGATTTTTTATCTCAAACAGGATCTACTAGAGTTACTTTACAATTAAAAAATTATCCAAATAGTTCACAGGCTAGCTCATCTCTTGGGCCATTTGATATTACATCAGCCACTACTAAAGTAGATACAAGAGCTAGAGCTAGAGCTATTTCATTAAAAATAGAAAATACAGGAGCTAGTCAAAGTTGGAAATTAGGAACTTTTAGATTAGATGTACAACCAGATGGACGTAGATAATGGCAAAAATAGGAATAGTATTAACAAGAGCTGGTAAGGATTATGATGTAGAAATTGCAGAATCTCAAGTAAGAGATCTCGATGCAATTGTAGAAAAATTAAACTCAACGTTTCAAGAAGAATTAAAAGATGAAATTGAAGCGTTTAACTTTTTTGTAAACTAATGGCTAATCAATATAAATTTGTAGGTATAGATAACAGCACATCAGGAGCGGCTTTAACTCCATTTGGATCAGGCAATCCTCTTGTTAGTGAAACATATGTTATCAAATCTATATTAGTGACATCTGCAGGCACACCAACAGTGACCATTACTAATAACAGTATTACAGCTATAAAATCAGCAGCTTTGACAGCAAATGTTACAACAGAATTGCTATCTCAACCTTTAATAGTGCAGGGAGGAGATAGTTTTACAGTATTATCAAGCACTACAGATTCATTTGACGTAGCAATTAGCTATTTAAACATTAAAAAAGAGGTAACAACATAATGAAGGAAATATATCCAGATAAAATAATAGAAAAAATAAGTAATAAAAAAACAGGTGAAGTATACAAAAATGAAGAAGAATGGAAATCAAAAGGTATATCTCCTGATGATATCAGAAGAGATCTAACTGTTGTCATGCCAAGCCTTGATTTATTTGGAAAAACAAAATAGAATAGTAAAATGGCCATAACTAGAACTCAAATCGCAAAACAACTATTAGCAAAAGGAGGACGTATAGGACTTCAAGGTGGTGGTGCTGATATGGGCCAAGAAAAAGGACCTGAAACAGGTAGGGCCGGTAGAGATGATAGACAAGCTAGTGAAAATAGAGTGTCAGCTGCAACTAATCTTGAAAGTATTCAAAAAGCTTTTGGAACAAAAAACAATATTAATGAAGGACAACAAGAAAATAGAGATAGAATAGCAGCTCAAAGAAAGAGAGCACTAGAAGCAATAACTCCTAGCACAAAATTTAGTAATAAAGTAATAGGAGGTATACTTGGAGCAACTACTCCTTTTGGTGTAGGTAGATTTCTTTTTAATAAAGCAGTGGACAGTACAGCAATGGGTTATGGAAAAGGTAAAACATCAATTACTACTGATGATGATACTGGTGATGGCGAAGGTGAAAATAATTTTAGAGAAACAATGATAGCACAAAAATTTACACCATATCAACAAGACATAGTCGAAGACAAAGTAGAAGAATTAAGTCCTATTCAATTAGCATTACAACAAAGAGATTTAATGGGTGGACCAAGAGCCTTTGTTGCTGACGGTGGAATCATGGATCTTGAACAAGCTAGACAAGGATACAAATTAGGTAAACTTGTTAAGAAGATAGGAAGATCTCTTAAAAAAATTGGTAAGTCAGATGTAGGTAAAGCTGCATTAGCTGCAGCTGCTACATTTAAATTAGGTGGTGGTAGTTTTGGTGATTTATTTAAAAGAGGTGTAGATAGTGGTTTTGAATTTTCTAATATTGGTGACCGTCTAGGAAGTTTTCTTCCTGAAGATAATAAAGATAAACTTGCTTTAGCTGCATCTTTAGGATTAACAGCAGCACCTTTTTTATTTCAAGACGAAGAAGATGATGAAGATGAGTATCGAAAATTTTTAGAATCAAGAGGTGCACTAGGTGAAGGAATAGATATACAAGGAATTAGGTCTGATCCTTACAATTTTTTAGCTAGACCTTTTAGAGCTGAAGGTGGTTCTATGAAAGAACCAGTGGCTAAAAAAACAATGCCACTATTAGACATGGGTGGACAAGAAATGGATTTAAGAGCTGAAGGTGGATTTGTACCAATAGGTAGAATGGAAAAAGCAGATGATGTGCCTGCAAGATTATCAAAGAACGAGTTTGTATTTACAGCTGAAGCTGTCAGAAATGCAGGTGAGGGAGATGTGGACAAAGGCGCAGAAGTTATGTATAACATGATGAAGAATCTCGAATCCGGAGGTGAAGTATCTGAAGAATCGCAAGGATTAGATGGCGCACGTAAAATGTTTCAAACATCACAAAGACTAGAGGAAGTATTATAATGGCTATTACAGAAACAAGGCAACTGCCACCAAAATTTATTGAAGATTTAGGAACAGATTTAGCAACACAAATAGTTGCACAATCTGGTGTACCCGTTGTTGCACCAGGTGCTGCTGGTATTACACAATTAGCAGGAGAATCACCTGAAGATTTTGCAGCAAGACAACAAGCAGGACAACAATTTGATATTAGACAACAAAGCATTGCAGGACTTGCACCAACAGTTGCAGGTCAAGATGCATTGCAACAACAAGCACAACAAGTTGCGCAAGCAGGAATAGGTTCTTTTACACCTTTCTTACAACAAGCACAGACAGAAGCATCTCTTGCTTCTGGATTAGGAACATCTGCTCTTGGAGGATTATCGGCTATTTCAACAGGCGCACCAACAACACAAGAAGTAACAGACTTCATGTCCCCTTATCAATCACAAGTGATTGATGCAACACTCGCAGAGTTTGATCGTAACAGACAAATACAAGAACAACAGATCAGAGATCAACAAGCAAGTTTGGGTGCGCTCGGCAGTGGTCGAGCGGGAGTGCAACTCGCAGAGTATGGCACAGGGGCTGCGAGAGAACGAGCGTTATTACAAGCCGGTCTCTTGCAACAAGGATTTGGTCAAGCAATGAATGCTAGACAACAAGATATTCAAAATAGATTTGGTTTAGCTCAAGCACAACAAGGTCTAGGAGCATTTAGATCAGGACTAGCTGGACAACAAGCGGCTTTAGGATCAGCATCACAAGCTGCTACAGGCAGAGACGTATCATCACTTGGAACATTGGGCGCAATAAACCAAGCACAAGCACAAGCAGAAGCTGATGCAAGCAGAGAAGCAGCAAGACAAGCAGCGTTCTTACCGCAACAACAACTAGATAGATATGCAGGACAAGTAACAGGATTAATGGGTGGCTATCCAGGTCAAACACAACAATCATTTGTACCTAATCCAACACCATTACAAACAGCTCTTGGTATTGGAACAACTCTTGCAGGATTATATCTAGGTAGAAAAGATGGTGGTAGAATAGGTTATGCAGATGGAACTGATAAAAAAGGTATTATGCAAATGGCTGAAATTGATACATTAAAAGAAGAATACGAAAAATATAAATTTGACTTATTAGAAAATAGACCGGATGCAATGCCGATGTCTTTTGAAGAATTTAGAAGTATGGTTTTAGCAGGACAAGGTTAAATATGAACAGAGTATTAAAAAGACCAATGTTTAGAATAGGTGGTTCTGCAGGAACTGGTATTACATCAGGTTTAGATACACCTAGGAAAAAATTTGAAGACGGAACTGATCCATTTGACAGAGCTTTATCAACAACAGAAAGAGCTATGAAAGATCTTCAAAAATTTAAAGGTAGAAAACAACCTTTATTACCAGGTAGCTTACCAAGTTTTTTAACTTCTTTTGGTTTAAATCTTGCTAGCGCAACACCAACAGGCACTGGCTTTGGTGGATTAGCAGCTACAGCTGCTAAAGCTGCACAACAACCTTTTCAAACATTTCAAGCAGCTAAACTAGCTGAAAGAGATGATAAATATAAATCAGCAGAAGATATATTTACCGGTGCATTAGCTTCTGAATATGACATACTAGCAAAAAAAGAAGGAGCAGATGCTGATAGTAGAAAAACTGCAGAGGTAGAACGTGGTATTATTGAAACTGCTCAAAACGAAATATTTAAACAAAGAGACATTATAGCTGATGAAGACTCAACAGATGCAGAAAAAAAAGCTGCGAACCGAATAATTAAAGTACAACAAAATGTTCTTGTTAAAGAATTAGGTGTCCCTGCTGAATATGCGGCTATCATTAGTAGTCAAGAATTATTTGATGCAGAAATGACAACAGTAGTTTCTACTTATAATCAAGAACAAGATAAAAAACGAAAAGATTATCTAGATGCTAATCCAGATAAAACACCTGAAGATGCACTAACATTGTTCCCTAGCATGGTTGATGGCACTGCAGCAGCAAGAGCATTAACATTTGAAGACTTAAAGAAAAGATTTTATTATAACGAAGGTGGTAGAGCAGGATACAGATTAGGTGGTGATCCTATGATGGGATCTGTTGTAGATCAAAAAAGAGAAACAGGAGAAGTACAAGATTTATCTTACACAGAACTTCGAGCAAGACTTCCACAAGAAATATCAAATGATATTGTGCAGTTATTAGCTAATAGTAAACAAGCATTATTAGAGTTTGCAAATATACAAACAGGCGAAGACATCGCATCATTTAATCAACAATACGACGTAAATTTATCATTACCACAGGGGGCGTAGATGGAACCCTTTAACAAGAATAAGATTATTTTAGATCAAGAAGTTGTAAAAAATACATTAACTAATTCTTTAAAAAATACACTTACCAAACAAAAAAAACCTGTAAAATTTACTTGGAAGGGTGCAGCTGATTTACTCGCGTCTATGAGTAATACGCCATTAAGAAATTATCAACTATCTACGTTGATGGATAAGTCTTTACCACGGATCACGGACCTTGCAGAAGGTAAAGAAAGAGCAAAAGAAAAAGATTACATAGATTTTTTTGAAGACATGGAAAAGTCTATATTTGGTGCAGCTCAAAATATAGCTTATTCATTTGGTGATTTAATTACTACCGGAATTGATGCAGCAAGAGATACTAACCTTTCAGAAAAGTTAGATGCAGAATATGAACGAAACAAAGTAGAAGATCCCGAAACATTATTAGGAACAGTAAATAAAGTTCTTATTGAATACGGTATGCCAGGTGGCGCTGTATTCAAAATAATGAGTAGAGCTAATAAATTATTAAAAGTTAAAAAAACTAAAGATGCAGCTACAGCTGCAGCTGCAACAGGTGCAGGAGCAAAAACAGTTAATCTTGCAAAAAGAGTTGGTTATATGGCAACAGCTTTTGGTGCAACAGATTTTATTACTTCTGGCGCAAGACAAAGAGCAGGTGAAGAATCATTAGTTTTAAAACAAGAAAGTGAAGAAGGACTACAAGGAAGAGATCTTGCACTTGCAAGATTTAGAAACAAATTAAGATTTGGTGCTGAAGGTACTTTGATAGGTGCATTGTTTCCATTAATGGGTAAACCACTTGCAAAGATTGCAACTGTAGGTGCGAAGTATGGATTAATGAAACCAGCAGGTTATGCGTTAACTGGTGTAGATAAATTAGTTGTTAGACCTGCAACATATCTTTTAGCAAACATACCAGGATCTACAACAGCCGGTAAAGCAATAAGAAATGCAAGTTCATACGCAATTGATAAGGGGTTATCAACAGTATTAACTGGAAACCCTACAAAACAATTACCTGCATTTGATAAATGGAGAATGTTTTCTACAAAAAGTAAAGATCCACTACAAGCAAGATTGAAAAAAGTAGATAATTTTTTATCAGGTTTTAGATCACTTGGTAAATATACGGGTTCAAGTTTTGAACTTACGTCAGGAGCTAAAAGAGAAATTAAAGCAAGATCTAGAACAATAGAAAAATATTTAGAATCTATAGAAAAAAAATCATATGATTTAGCTAAAGGTTTCGAAGGTATGTATAATACAGCCACTACATCTCCTGCTAGTAAAGATTATTATTTAGATCAAGTATTAGCATATTTAAAAGGACAGACTCAAAAATCTGCATTACCAAAAATTCTACAAGAAACAGCTGAAAATTTAAATAAAGAAATGATAAGCACTAAAAAAATATTTGGTGAATTATTACCAAGTGGAGATCTTAAAAATTTTCTTATTAACAATGTAAAAACATATATGAGAAAATCTTTTTCTATATTTACAAATCCAGAATATATGCCAGATCAAAAATTAAAAGATGGTGCAAAAAAATGGATATTAGAAAACGTAGTTAAAAGAAATAAAGATTTAAGAGAATCTGCACTAACTTTAAAAACAGGTAAAATGTCTGACGCTCAAGCATTAGATGCATATGCAGATTCTTTAGTGCATAAAATTTTAACTAATACAAAAACAGATGGAGTTGATCCATTAAAATTATTACAACAAGTATCTAAAGATACATTAAGATCTGATAAATTAATAAGAACAGGAGAAGAATTACCGGATGCAATTAAAAAATTATTAGGTGAAGAAAATAATTTAAAATCATCTGTGCTACAAACAACATCACATGCGATTACACAAGCTGTTAACAAACAAACTTTAGATAAGTTAGCTAAAGTAGGATTAGATGAAGGTTGGTTATTTAGATCAGAGGCAGACGCAATTGCTAAAAATGCTTTTGATGCAGCGAAGATAGGTGATTTACAAAGTTTAGGTATATTAAAAAGTGGTATATCAAAACTATATGCAACTGCTGATATGGCAAAAGCAATTAAAGGTGCACCAGGTAAACTAGATGGTTTATTACAATCTTCTGCATACAGAAATATGTTACAGTTAAAAGTTGCAACACAGTTTGGTAAAACAGTTCTTTCACCTGCAACACAAGTTAGAAACGTAACTTCTGCTAGTATGTTTCCGTTAGCAAACGGACATATCGGCGGCAGAGCATCTGTAACAGAATCTATTAAGATGGTTATGGATGATATATTTGGTGCGGGTAAACAAATTGATGAAGCTAAATTTATTAAAAATTTAGAAAATAAAATACGTCTTGGTGTAATTGATGAAAACATTGTAGCATCAGAATTAAAAGCTGTATTAAAAGATATACGTGCAGGGGCAAAAGTAAAAAATTTAGATAGTTTAATATCAAAATTATCAGAAACAAAAATGTTAAAAACAGCAACAAGAATTTATGCTGGAGGTGATAACTTATGGAAATGGTATGGTCATGAGTATGTAAAATCACAAATGAGATCTATGTATAAAAACGTAGACGATATTGCAAAATGGACAGAAGAAATTGTAGGTAGAAAATTTAATAGAGTTAATACTTTTACAGGTAAACTTAAAACATTTGATGATGCTATAGATGAAGCCGCAGCATGGCAAATTAGAAATACATATCCAACATATAGTAAGGTTCCTGAAGTAATTAAAAATATAAGAAAACTGCCATTTGGTAACTTCGTATCGTTTCCTGCAGAAATGATTAGAACAACATTTAATATATTAAGTATTGGATTAAAAGAAGCAACATCATCAAATGCACAATTAAGACAAAACGGTTATAGAAGAATTATGGGTACACTAGTAACACTTGGCGGTGCAGAAAAAGGAGTGTCTACATTAGCACAAAATTTAACAGGTATAACTAATGATCAAATAGAAGCATATAAAAGAAGTTTATCAGCTCCTTGGGATTCAAGGGCTGCTATTATACCAATTAACAAATGGAAAGATGGTGTAGGTAAAGCAATTAACTTCTCATACTTTAGTCCATACGATGTAGTAAAACAGCCTTTTAGTGCCGCATTAAAAACATTAGAAGAAGGTAAATTAAAACAACAAGATGCTGGTGATGTAGCTTTTAATTTAATGTTAGGTAGAGATGGCCCTGTTGCTAAACTATTAGAACCATTTATTTCAGAAGCAATCTTTTTTGAAAAAGTTTCTGACGTAATACCAAGTGGTTTATTTATTGGTGGTAGAGGTGGTGAAACTAAAACAGGAAAAAAAGTATATTCAATTACAGACGACGGACCAGATGCTTTTATGAAAAGTCTTGTACACATTATAGAAGGTGTTCAACCGACTGCAATTACAACTGCAGGTAAATTAGTTTCAGGTTTAGAACAAGATATTAAAAGAGGCGGTCAACCAGTTAATTTAAGAGATGAACTACTTGCATTATTTTCTGGTGTTAGAATAATTAATGTAAACGGACCACAATCTATACAATTTAAAGTAACAGATTATAATAATAAGTTTAGATCTGTAACAACAACTGAAAATATATTTAGTTTAGAAAATTATCAAAACAGAGGACCGCTCGTATTAGCTGATGAATTTAGACAAATTCAAAATGAAACATTAAAAGTAAACAAAGACTTTCATATGATATTACAAGATGCAATAAAAATGGGTGTTCCAAGAAAAGAGTTATTAAAAATATTAAGAAAAAGAAGACTGCCTTATGCGAAAGCTAAAAAATTATTAGATGGTAAAAATATACCTTATACTGCATATGATGAGCGTATGAAAAACAGAGTTAAGGAAGCTCAAAAAGAAGCGGAAAGAAGAGGCGAAGGTGAAACAGTTAATAAAGAATATTTTTATCCTAAAAAATTATTTAGAGAAATATTAAACGAATTTAAAAACAAAAGCATTAAAATAGAACAACCAGGTAAATCTGAATTAGATGAATTAAAAGAATATTTAAAAGAAAAAGAAAGTTCAGATCAAAGTTCTTTACCAAATCAAGAACAAACAACACAATTAGCTGATATACAAACACCACCATTACCAAATACGCCAACACCAATAGTGCAAACTGCAAGATTACCAGCTACAAATACTAACTTGACACGTACAGAACAAGCTTTATTATCACCTGAAGAACAAGTAATAGCGAGTAGAACATAATGGCAAAAAAATCGGCATTACAAAAAATTGAATCACATGAAAAGCTTTGCAGAATAATGCAAAAGCAAACCTTTGAACAAATAAAAGAAATGCAAGAACGAATTAAAAGATTAGAGTATTGGATAGTAGGAGGTATGGGGGCTGTCCTTATAACTTTACTTACAGACCTTGCATAAAAATGAACACCTTTGACATTACTAAATTAATTTTACACAAACCTAATTTTTTATCAAAAAAACAATGTGATTCTTTAATTAAATTTTATGAAAAAAATAAAATTAAAAAAACTAAAGAATATTGTCCTCACGCTGAAACAGGAATTAACACACTTTCTACTTTTGATGTAATAGATATTACGTACGGAACAAAAGAAAATGAATTAGTTTCTTCATCTATAGAAAAAATAATTAATATGTGGCAAGACTATACAGATGAATTTAAAATGTTTCATAAATGGAAAAGAAAAAGTATGTTGTATGCACATAAGTTAAGATTAATGAAATATGAAACAGGAGCTAAAATACACCCTCATACAGATCATGACCCTCATGTTTATGGATCTTGTACATTTAATTTAAATGAAGAATATGAAGGTGGTGAGTTTACATTTTTTAGAGGAAAGAAAAAAATAAAATTAAAAAGAGGAGATGCTTTAATATTTCCTGCAGATTATTTTTGGGTCCACGAAGTAAAACCAATAACAAAAGGCGTAAGGTATAGTACAAATTGTTTTTTACAAGATATGCCTACTAGCATAATAGAACACATGAAAAATGTTAAAAGTATGTTAGGAAATAATTACAAATTTAATCCAAAAGATGGTATAAAGTTTAATATAAAATATTAAAAATGCAACTTACACGTAATTTTACTTTGTCAGAATTAATCAAATCGGACACAGCGATCCGTAGGGGTATCAATAATAATCCTAACGCAGAACAAGTAGAAAAATTAAAAGCATTATGTGAAAATATTTTGCAGCCGGTACGTGACCATTTTGGCAGGGTTAAGATTACCAGCGGTTTCCGTAGCGTAGCGCTGTGTGAAGCCATCGGCAGCTCGGCACGGTCGCAGCATGCAAAAGCTGAAGCGGCAGATTTCGAATGTGTGGGAGTTGATAATGCTGAACTTTTTGATTGGATTAAATCAAACCTTTCACCAGATCAGCTCATTCTTGAGTTCTATACTCCAGGTGAACCTAATAGCGGATGGATACATTGCTCGTGGATAGAAGGAACACCAAGAGCATCATTTTTACATGCATTTAAATCAGAAGGTAAAACAAAATACAAACCTGTAATGGGAAAAGCTAAAGATTTAGTTTAGAGATAAACAAAATTAATCACCATTCTATATGGAGTATCGGTACAACTAGTTCCTGTATGTTGTAAACGACCATTAAAATCTATTAATTTATTTTCTTCACTTTTAATTTTTTTATTCTTTTTTTCAAAACGAGTATAACCATTATTAGAGTTTATATATAATATAGCAGTTTTAAATTCTTTATATGTTTGATTGTCAATATGAAAACCATGTTCTTGTATTTTAGGAGTTCGTAAAACTAAATTAGCTTTTACTCTTATTAACTTTTCAACTTTTAAACGGTCTATGCAAGGGGTTAGAAGTTCAAAAAATTCAGAGTTAATTTTGTTAAACTCAAAAAAATCATGAACCATTTGAACATCATCTGTTTCATCTACAATACGATTTTTGTACCAAGGAAAATATTGATTGCTCATAGTTTCTTTTAATTTTAAAAACAAAAAGTAATCCATAAAGTTTTCATGCACTTTTATATCCATTGTTTTAACTCCTCTCCTAATACTTCAGATGCTATATTTATTTTATCGCGTAAAGCTTTCACGATTTTTTCATCAACTGTATCTTCAGCAATTAAGTCCACATATGTCACTGATTTGGTTTGGCCTATTCTGTGTGCTCTATCTTCTGACTGTAATCTTTTTTCTAAATCATACCCATTAGAATAATATATAACTGTGTTTGCTTGTGTAAGTGTAATGCCATAACCACCTGTTTGTGTTGTGCCTACGATAAATCTACAGTTCTTATTATTTTGAAACTTTTTAATATTATCTTGTCGTTCTTCTTGTGGCGTTAATCCATAATAATCAACCACGGACCCTGGACCATAAACTTTAATAATATTTTCTATTATATTTGTAATATCTCTCTGATAGTTAGCCCAAATTATAGCTTTACCTTCTGTTTCTTCTAATACATTCATTAGTTCTTTTATTCTATTGTTTTCAATTAACTGAACTGAACCATCATCAGCTGTAAAATGTCCACATGTAATTTGATGTAGTCTCATTAGCTGCGTTAACACTGTCATAGTAGTTGTAACTTTACCGTTTAATACAGCCATAGCTGCTTTCTTCATTTGATCGTAAGCTTTTCTTTGTTCACCTGTAAGAACAATATGTCGTTTAATAAAATTTTTTGGTGGTAAATCTAAACAATCCTCTTTTAAAATTCTTTCAGAAAAAGTTTTTACAGTGTCAGATAACTCTCCAAGATTTTTAAACTCGTCTACAACCTGTATTGATCTACCACGAAGATGCATAGTTTTCATTTCTGCATACCTATTACGAAACGCATAATAAGAAGTAAAATCTAACAGATAAGGATCTAAAAATTCACATTGAGAATACAAATCTAAAGGATTTTTAGTAACAGGAGAACCTGTCATTATTCTTTTATATTTTGCATATTTACCAAGATCTATAATATTTTTAGTTCGTTTAGCTGTAGGTGTTTTAATAGTTGTAGACTCATCAATAGCCATTATGACTTTGTGTGAGTTTAAAAATTTACCAGCAAACTTTACACCTTTGTCTGTAGATAAAGCTTCAACATTCATAATTAAAATATGTAATGCAGTCTCTATTTCAAACAGGCTTTCTAGTTTTTCTTGTTGTCCTTTTGTAATATTAGCTTGCCATAATACAGTCACATTCTCTATATGGTTTGGTAAGTGCGCAGGAAGCTCTTGCTCATACCAGGTTTTTATAACACCTTTGGGAGCTATGATTAATGCACCATCAACTTTACCTTTGTCATAAAGCATAGACATATTATCAATCAAAACTTTTGTTTTGCCTGTACCCATTTCCATGAAGTAAGCAAAGTTTTCTTTGTTCCAAGATTTTTCCAATGCAGTTAATTGATGTGCATAAGGTTTAGTTTTAAATTTATAATTCATAATTTTTTTTTCTTTCTAGTTGACATCTATATAAACATGATTATATTGTTTGTCAATGTCAGAAAGAAAAGTTTATGTAATACAAGAGATACCAGGTAGCCAAGCAGGTACTCCTAAAATAAATATTATGGGTGCAGCTGCTTATTCTACAACCAATGATTTTATTTTTTTATTACCAGAGTTTTCTCAAATGATTTTTTCTCCTGGTCCATTAATTTTTAAATTAAGAAAAGGTTTAAGAAATTATAAACCAGAAGATTATTTATTATTAACAGGAGATCCTGCAATCATTGGTGTTGCATGTTCTATTGTATCTGATATTACAAACGG